AGATTGAATTGGAGCCAGAAGCAGAGACTGCCGAAGACTTCGATGCCAACCTCGCTGAATACATGGACGAAGGAGACCTTCAGTCTCTGGCCTCTGATCTTGTAGGAATGGTTGATGCAGACATCAACTCCCGCAAAGACTGGGCTGACATGTATGTCAAAGGACTCGAAGTCCTTGGCATGAAGTACGAAGAACGAGCCGAACCCTGGCTTGGCGCCTGCGGTGTTTATTCACCCATCCTCACAGAAGCGGCCATTCGCTTCCAGTCAGAGATGATCACTGAGACCTTCCCGGCTCAGGGTCCTGTCAAGACCCAGATCATTGGTGAAGTCACTCGGAAAAACGAAGAGTCTGCCGACCGTGTCAAGGATGACATGAACTACCGGCTAACCGACGAGATGATCGAGTACCGGCCCGAGCATGAAAGGCTTTTGTACTCCCTCGGTCTTGCTGGCGCGGCGTTCAAGAAGGTCTACTTCGATCCTTCACTTGGCCGACAAGTTGCTGCCTACATCCAGGCAGAGGACATGATCATTCCTTATGGCGCGGCCAATGTGTACACGGCAGAACGTGTGACGCATGTGATGCGCAAGACGGAGAATGATCTCAACAAGTTGATGGCTGCGGGCTTCTACCGTCACACCGAACTGGGTGAGCCGGTCAGAATCTTTACCGACATCGAGAAGAAGAAAGCGGAAGAGCAGGGCTACACCCTCACCGATGATGATCGGTATCAGGTGCTTGAGATTCACGTCGATTGGAATCTGAAGGGCTATGAAGATACGGATGATGAAGGCGAAGAAACTGGTATCGGCCTCCCGTATGTCATCACCATCGAGCGAGGAACCCAAACAGTCCTGTCAATCCGACGTAACTGGGAAGAGTCAGACCGCCGAAAACTCAAGCGACAGCACTTCGTTCAGTACACTTACATCCCTGGCTTTGGTGCTTATGGCCTTGGCTTTATTCATATTATTGGTGGCTATGCTCGTGCAGGGACCGCAATTATTCGCCAACTGGTAGACGCGGGCACGCTGTCTAACCTCCCCGGCGGTCTCAAGACCCGGGGTCTGCGAGTCAAGGGCGACGACACCCCAATCGCTCCGGGTGAGTTCCGAGATGTAGACATTCCTTCTGGCGCGCTGCGTGACAACATCATGCCGCTGCCGTACAAGGAGCCGAGCCAAGTTCTGTCGGCGCTCCTTGAAAAGATCACCGACGAAGGCCGTCGCCTAGCGGCTATTGCTGATCTCAAGTTCAGCGACATGTCTGCCCAGGCTCCAGTGGGTACGACCCTGGCTCTCCTTGAGCGGCAACTCAAGACGATGTCTGCTGTTCAGGCTCGCGTGCATGCAAGTCTGAAGATGGAGTTCAAACTCCTCAAGCAGATTATCCGTGACTACATGCCGCCGGATTACTCTTACGTTCCCGTGGGAGGTAACCGCGCTGCTAAACAAGAGGACTACGATCTTGTTGAGGTGATCCCGGTCTCTGATCCCAACGCTTCCACGATGGCGCAGCGGATCATGCAGTACCAAGCCGCTCTCCAGTTGGCTCAAGGTGCCCCGCAAATCTATGACCTGCCCAACCTGCACCGGCAGATGCTTGAAGTTCTTGGAATCAAGAACGCCGAGAAGTTGGTCCCGGTCGAGGAAGACCAGAAGCCCCGCGATCCCGTGTCGGAGAACATGTCGTTCCTGACCGGCAAACCTACAAAAGCCTTCATCTACCAAGATCATCAGGCCCACATCGCCACCCACATGGCGCTGATGCAAGACCCGATGGTGGCTCAGATGATCGGGCAATCTCCGATGGCGCAGCAGATGAGCGCAGCCATCATGGCTCATATTGCAGAGCACATGGCCTTTGCGTACCGCCAACAGGTGGAAGAGCAACTGGGCGTGCCGCTCACGCCGCCGGATGCAGAACTGGACGAAAACACAGAAGTCCAGTTGTCTCGTTTGGTTGCCCAGGCTTCTCAGCAATTGCTACAAAGCAATATGGGTAAGGCTCAACAAGCCCAGGCTCAACAGATGGCGCAGAACCCGCAACTGCAAATGGCCCAGGCCGAACTGCAATTGCGGGCTCAAGAACTGCAACGCAAGGAGCAGGACAGCCAGCGTGACTTCCAGATTGCTCAGGAAAAGATTCGTCTTGAGCGGGAGCGGATTGCCATTGAATCCCAAAAGGAGCAGGCCCGTCTGGCAAACCAGAACCGTCAAGCGGACAAGAAACTCCGCGCTGACATGATCAAAACCGTGATGAAGCCTCGCGGTCAAAAGCCTCCTATCAAACAGTAACATGAGCGGAAAGGTATTCAAATGAATTTGCAACAAGTTTTTACAAAAATTTATTCTGAAAACTTGTGGGGCAATGAAGAGTCTGTTTCTGGCTCAGGGTCTACAGTCGGCGCGACTGCGATGATTAGGCCAAAATTAGAATACCTTTTTGCTGAACTTAATATTAAGTCATTGCTGGACGCACCATGTGGGGATCACAATTGGATGAGTCAAGTAAACTTAGATGGTATTCAATATCTTGGGATTGATATTTGCCAAGATGTTGTAGACAGCAACAACAAGCGATGGGCTTCATTGAATCGTCAGTTCAAGTTTGGAGACATAACAAATGAACTCCCAACGAGTGACATGGTGCTTGTTCGTGATTGCTTGGTTCATCTTCCCATTGAATATATTTTCAAAGCAATTAAAGCAATTAAGGCATCTGGCTCAAAGTGGTTGCTAACCACATCTTTTACTGGGGATGTTTCAAACAATGACATTTCTGTGGGAGACTGGAGACCGATTGCATTGACAAACCCACCATTTAATTTTCCAGAACCAGTATTTATTATTGATGAGGAGCACCCACATAAAAAACTGATGCTATGGCGTGTTAATGAATTGCCAAATTAAAACAATTTAAGGAAGCCAAATGACAACCACTGCGGAATTCGTGGATGTTAAAGAAATAGGTTCTCAATGGATTGCATGGGCAGCAGAATGCGTAGCCCAAGGGTATCCACATGATGCTTTGAAGCAAGCCATGATGAGGGATGGATTTACTGAGGAGCAGTCACAGACGCTTCTTGAAAAAGTAAAAACATTCCCTCTTTACAGATCACTGGAGAGGGCTACGCAAAAATACAAGCGTGCCTACTCCGTGATGGAAAACCACCGGCGACTGCAAGAGCAGGACCCTTTCTATTCGCGCATAGAGAGGGTGTCATCACCGTCATTGCATGAGTTTTTCCACAAATATTGGCTTGGCTGCAAGCCAGTAATCATTACCGATCTTGGGAAAGATTGGCCGCTTCTTCAGAACTGCACATTTGAAAGATTGCTGCGGGACTTTGGAGATGAAGAAGTTGAAATCCAGTTTGGCCGCGAGTCTGATAAAGACTTTGAGATCAACAGCCCTCGCCACAGGAAGAAGGTCAAACTAAGTTGGCTCATAGATCAGGTGTTGACGACCGAGGAATCAAATGATTTCTACATGACGGCTAACAACCAGACGTTTGCCAAGACAAAACTTGGCGCTTTGCTGGCAGAGTTTGGTACGTTGCCGCCCTACATGAGCAGCAAAAAGGACTGCACCGGCTGGCGGCATTTCTGGATTGGGCCGAAGGGAACAGTAACCCCTCTTCACCATGATTCATGTGCGTTGATGCACATGCAGATACATGGCAGCAAGTTGTGGAGACTGATCTCCCCGTTTGACTACGGCAACCTGTACAACCACCACCATGTGTTTAGCAAAGTGGATGTGTTCAACATCGACTACGACCTTTTCCCCATGATGAAGGATGTCAGGTACATGGATGTCGTTATCAACCCTGGAGAAACGTTGTTCCTCCCGATTGGTTGGTGGCACGGCGTGAAGAGCCTTGGCAAAAACATCTCCGTATCCATGACGGACTTTGCGTTTTCCAACAATGAATGGACTTATGCGGAAGTGAGGGACGATCTTTGAACATCGTTAGCGTCCCCAGCGCAGTTCATACAGATTACTTCAAATGGCAACTTGAGTTTCTTTGGTACGGTC